AAATCGTAGGAGAATAATATGGCATATGCAAAAGGTAAAAGACCTTATAATCATGAGTATGAACTAGAAAAGAAACGAGGCGAACATGAACGTCGAATGGAAAGGCAACGTGCTCGTCGAGCAATAGATAAAGCTAGCTATGATAGCCCTAGGGATAAAGATAAAACCGCAGAGGTTCGAGAAGGTAAAGATGTAGCTCATAAGAAAGCACTTGATAAAGGCGGATCAAATAAAGACGGCTTAGTCATACAGAGTGCTGCCAAGAATAGATCGTTTAACAGGGATAAGAAAGGTAATCTAATTTCAGAGATTAGTAGTAGAGAACGTAAGAAGAAATAGTAATACACAGAAAGGCATCGGGGATGCCTAGTTAAAAGGATAGTATGGAACTTATAGAAAATACCGCAGTAAGAATTACAGTACCTGAACACATCGTCCCACATATTACGGACGCAATTGAAAAGTCAGAAGTCGTTGAATGGAAAGGCAACCTAGCAGACGTAATGGTTTACTGGGGCTTACATGAAATGACCAAGCTTAACCAAATTGTATCATTCAGAACTAATCTACCTTCACCTATCACTCGGGACTATCATTATCCTGGGCTGTATAAGCCTTTCGATCACCAAAGAATAACCTCTGAGTTTCTCTCGATCAATCGTCGAGCCTTTTGTTTTAACGAAGCTGGTACGGGGAAAACTTCGTCAGTACTATGGGCAGCGGATTATTTAATGAATCAAGGCGAGATCAAACGTATTCTTATTATATGTCCTTTGTCGATTATGTATTCAGCTTGGCAAGGCGATGTCTTTAATACTTGCATGCATAGAACCTCAGCCGTAGCTCACGGAACAGCAGAAAAAAGGGCTAAGATTATTAACGGCGAGTATGAGATTATTATTATTAACTATGATGGCGTAGGGGTAGTACGAGATGTAATTGCTAATGGAGGGTTTGATTTAATTGTAGTCGACGAAGCTAATGCTTATAAGAGCCCATCTACAACAAGATGGAAAACGCTTGCTAAAATATTAAAACCCGAAACTCGTCTATGGATGCTCACTGGAACGCCTGCATCTCAATCACCCATCGATGCTTATGGATTAGCTAAGTTAGTTTGTCCACAACGTATACCGAAATTTGCTATGGCGTGGCGAGATTTAGTCATGCACCAAGTCACTAAGTTTAAATGGATACCCAAGCCTAACTCGAGGCATGAAGTCTTTAAAGCGCTAAACCCTGCGATACGCTTCGCTAAGAATGATTGTCTTGATTTACCCGAGGTCATGTATCAAACACGCGAAGTACCTTTGACACCCCAAGTTATGAAATATTATAAAGCCTTAAAAGAGCAGATGTTGATCGAGGCAGCAGGAGCACAAGTGACCGCAGTCAACGCTGCCGCAGGACTTAATAAACTATTACAAATTTCAGGGGGAGCTGTCTATACAGACAAGCATGATGTTATTGAGTTTGATATTAGCCCACGCCTTAAAGAGCTAAAAGAAGTCATTGACGAAACAGAACATAAAGTGATAATATTCGTGCCCTATAGACATACCATCGAGGTCGTAGCTAGGTTTTTAGATAAAGAGGGCGTTACAAATGAGATCATTAATGGGGATGTTACAGCAACCAAGCGAGCTAGTATTATAGGTAGGTTCCAAACAGACGAAGACCCAAGAGTCTTAGTCATACAACCTCAAGCAGCAAGTCACGGAGTGACGTTAACTAGAGCAAATACAGTAGTCTTCTGGTCTCCTGTGATGAGTGTTGAAACTTACTTACAATGTGTTGCCCGTATGGATCGCGTAGGACAGAAGAACAAGATGACTGTAGTACACCTACAAGGATCAGACGTAGAAAAGAAGATGTATAAGATGTTACAAGGTAAGGTAGATATGCACACTAAATTAGTAGATCTTTATAGAGAGGAGCTTGGAGAGTGATATTAAATACTTTTATGGCGGGGTTCCTTTTATATAATTTCCATGCTAATATGTGGTTTTGGATTGGCTATATACTAGTTATATTATTTGAGGTACTATATGAGTTGGACCAATTAGAGAAAGATAAACTAAGGAGAAAGAAATGATTATTAGATTAACAAACGCATCGAAAGAATACCCAGGGGAGCCATTACTTATTAATACTAGACATATATTATCAGTGTTTGGTATTGAGGATATAAGGGAAGTAGAAGGGAAAAAAGAAATTCTTTATGTGACTGCTATATATACAGTTACACAACAATCATGGACAGTAGGGGAATCAGTAAGAGAAATTTACGACTTGATTAAGGAGTGTAAAGATGAGTGATGCACCACAACTAGATGAATTAGTACAAACTTATTTGACTATAAGATCAGAAAGGGATAATATAGCAAGAGAATATGAAGCAAAAGACGCACAGTTAAAAGCGGACATGTTTCAGTTAGAACAGGTGATGTTAGGTGCCTGCAATGATATAAATGCTGATAGTATACGTACGGGGAACGGCACTATCATTAAGTCTCTTAAAGAAAACTTTGTATGTAGCGATTGGAATAACTTTAAGCAGTACGTTATCGAGAATAACGCAATCGAGTTACTTCAACAACGCTTACACCAAAGCAATTGTAAAGAGTTCTTTAATGGTAAGGAAGACGAAGGACTGCCACCCGGCATCAGCACAATGCGAGAATTTGGCATTGTAGTACGCAAACCAACCAGTAAATAATTAGTGGAGATACAGTTATGAATACAGAACTATCAGTAATATTACAGAACAGTCCTAGCCTAATTCAGACAGGGTTAGATGAAGATACCTTAGCCGTTGCCGGTGGTGCACTGGGTAATGCGACCAAGCGTATATCAATTCGTGGTGGAGTCTTTCGTAAGATAGTTGGTGGTAAAGAAGTAAGTGCCATTGAAGATCGTCATATGAATGTAATCATCGTTAAGATGGCTCATGCCGCATCTAGAACATTTTATGCATCGTCATATAAAGAGAATGAGAAAGTTAGCCCGTCATGCTGGTCTAGCGACTCTCGAGTACCTGATGCTGACGTAAAGACACCGCAAGCAAAATCATGTGATGCATGCCCACAGAGCGTTAAAAGTGGCGCGGGTTCATCATGCCGCCTTTCATGGCGTCTAGCCGTTGTACTACCTAATGATCCTGCAGGCGATGTTATGCAACTCGTATTACCATCAACATCATGTTGGCAAAAAGAAGATAGTGGTAAGTGGGGTTTCAGACCATATATTCAAATGTTAGCAAGCAATAACGTAAGCGCTAGCCGTGTCGTTACTAAGATGCAATTTGATACTAAGTCTCCTACGCCTAAAGTACTATTCTCTCCTGCAGCCGCAGTTGATCCAGGTGATATGGATGTAGTCGCAAAACAAGCGAAAAGCCAAGCTGCTGAACAAGCAGTTAAGTTGACAATATTCCAACCAACAGAAGAAGGTGAAGCTCCTCAACAAGCTCAAGCAACACCAGCTCCAGCACAAGCAGCACCTGCTGAGGCTCAAAAGAGTGACGTTGACTCAACAGAACCAGTATTGAGAGAAACTACACAAGCTCAACCTAAGCCTGTAAATAATGTTAATGACATTGTGAAGAAGTGGTCAACTAAAACGTAATGGCAATAATGTATAGTGAGAAATTTAGACTTGAATTAAGCAAGTTTAACAGCAATTTGATAGGGGTTAAATTAGCCAAGTTATGTGTTAAGGCAGATGTACCCCCTATTGAAGTTGCCGAAAAATGTAATGTATCTAGACTAACAGTTTATACATGGTTTAGAGGCGGCCCTATACGAAGTAGGAATTTAGAGAAAGTAAAGATACTGATTAAAGAATTAGAACAAAAAGTAGTACAATAACAGTATCCCGAAAGAGATCGAAAAAAATGCATATTGATGCAGCGGGATAACTTTGACTAAAAATTTAGGAAAGCAAAATGATAAGAGAATTTTATACGAAAGCATTGCCTACTAAAGGGGTTTATTGTATAGCAGACATAGACCCAATAACCAAGAGGACTAGACACAAATTTGTAGAGTCCATTGATGATTTAGCAGAAACAATTGAAACAAAAAGAGATGATAAGACAAACATATTTGTAGCTATGAGCTCATTTAAAGGCTACAGCCGTAAGGCAGATGAGGCTATTTATGCTAGGTCATTCTTTATAGATTTAGATGTGGGTGAAACTAAAGATTACCAATCTAAAAAAGAAGCATTAGATGATCTAGATAAATTTGTATTAGAGTCAGAATTACCTGATCCTGTGATAGTAGATTCAGGCGGGGGCATCCATGCTTATTGGTTCTTTGATCGAGACATCGA